CGATGACTTAATTGACGCTTTGGCTTACGTAGATCAGTTAGCACAAGTAGCGTACCACTACGATTTTGAAATAGACGACCACGAACTACTAGATGTAGTAGCAGGATACTAAAGTGAATCACAGAGTTTTTAGACCGTTTAACACCTATGGCATCTACGCTATTTCTGCCGTAGTGTTTTTTACACTTGGTTACAGCGTAGCAATACTTTAAGGAAAGTACTATGGCAGAAGATATCTATAGCCCAGACCCTCTGATGATTGAAGAGTCTCTGGAAGAGTGGGTGATGACCAAGTGTGAAAACTGGCGTGACCACTACGAGTCAAACTACGAAGCAAAGTTTGAAGAGTACTACAGGCTCTGGAGAGGACAGTGGGATCCTGCGGATTCTCAGAGAGGATCAGAGCGTTCTAGGATTATATCTCCTGCGTTGCAGCAGGCCGTAGAGTCTAACGTAGCAGAGCTAGAGGAAGCCACGTTTGGCAGAGGTAAGTGGTTTGACATTGCTGATGACACTAACGACAAAGACCGACAGGACGTACAGTACCTACGTAACAAGCTAACAGAAGACTTTGAAAAGTGTAAGGTACGTAAGGCTGTTGCAGAGTGCTTGATTAACTCCGCTGTGTTTGGTACAGGAATGGGAGAGGTAGTTCTTGAGGAGATCAAGGAGATGGCGCCCGCTACTCAGCCTATCATGGACGGACAGTTGCAGGCTGTAGGCGTTAACATTACTGACAGAGTGGTAGTTAAGCTGAAGCCCGTGTTACCTCAGAACTTCCTCATAGACCCTGTAGCAACAACTGTAGAAGACGCTATGGGTGTGGCTATTGATGAGTTTGTGTCTAAGCACAGCATAGAAATGCTACAGGAGCAGGGCGTATACAAAGACGCTTACATTGAGTCTGCAGCGCCTGACACAGACCTAGAGCCTGACCAAGACCTCACGATCTACAACGACGACAAGGTACGCCTGACGAAGTACTACGGACTCGTACCTCGTGAGTTGCTTGAGGCTGAGGACGTAGAAGTAGAAGATGAGTCTATGTACGTTGAGGCTATCGTAGTTATAGCTAACGGTGGCACACTACTAAAGGCTGAAGCTAATCCGTACATGATGGGTGATAGGCCTGTAGTTGCTTTTCCTTGGGACGTAGTTCCCGGAAGATTCTGGGGTCGTGGCGTATGCGAAAAGGGCTACAACAGTCAGAAGGCGCTAGACACAGAGCTACGCGCACGTATTGACGCCTTGAGTCTCACAATCCACCCAATGCTCGCTATTGACGCAACTAGGCTTCCTCGTGGCGCTAAACCAGAAGTGCGTCCGGGCAAGATGATTCTAACTAACGGAGATCCTCGTGAAGTACTACAGCCGTTTAACTTTGGGCAAGTTGGTCAAATCACTTTCGCACAAGCACAAGCGTTGCAGGGAATGGTTCAGCAGGCTACAGGAGCGGTTGATTCAGCCGGAGTTTCTGGCGCTGTTAATGGCGAAGCTACTGCCGCTGGCATTAGTATGTCTCTTGGTGCTATTATTAAACGTCATAAGCGCACCTTGATTAACTTTCAGCAGTCGTTCCTGTTGCCGTTTGTAACCAAAGCTGCACACAGGTACATGCAGTTTGACCCTGAGAACTACCCGGTAGCTGACTACAAGTTCAACGCTACGTCTACTCTAGGCATTATTGCTAGGGAATACGAGGTAACACAGTTGGTGCAACTTCTGCAAACTATGAAGCAAGACAGTCCAATTTACCCTGTGTTGATCCAGAGCATCATCGACAACATGAACCTGAGTAACCGTGATGAGTTGATTGCGTCTATGCAACAGGCTCAACAGCCAGATCCTCAAGCACAGCAAATGGCTCAGATGGCTCAACAGACTCAGATGGAGTTTCAGCAGAGCCAAACTTCAGGCACTACAAGCACAGGCTGCTGAGTCGCAAGCTAGAGCATCTAAGTACGCTATGGAAACACAGCTTGCTCCAGAAGAGCTACAGATTGAGAAAATTGAAGCAATCACCAGAAATATTAAGGAAGGAGACGCAGACGACAAAGAGTTTGAAAAACGTCTTAAGATTGCTGAAGTAGCACTAAAAGAAAAGTCCATGAACAACCAAGAAAACAGAGGAGCAGCTTCCCGAAATGATAATGACACAAACAGAAATGAACCAATTTCTCAGCCAAATCAACGAAGCGTTCCAAGACCAGTTCAACAAATTGGAGAAGCTAGAAGCCAAGGTGGTGGCCCTAGAGGACCAAATGTCGGTCCTGCGCCAGAAGGAGGACTCTAATAATGCCAAAGGAAAAAGACCCAAGACTAGCAAGAGCGGGCGTGTCGGGTTACAACAAGCCAAAGAGGACGCCTAACCACCCCACTAAGTCACACGTAGTTGTGGCTAAATGTGACGACGGTAAAGTTAAGACTATCCGGTTTGGACAACAAGGAGTATCAGGTGCTGGGAAGAGTCCTAAGACTGATAAGGAGAAAGCGAGGCGTAAGTCCTTTAAGGCTCGTCACGCTAAAAACATAGCCAAAGGAAAGTGTTCTGCGGCTTATTGGGCAAACAAGGTAAAATGGTAAGGAGATAGCTATGCCACAAGGAAAAGGAACATACGGAAGTACAGTAGGAAGACCACCTAAAAAGAAAAAGAAGAAGGTTAAGAAATAATGCCTAGGGGACTATACAGCAACATACACGCCAAACGCAAGCGTATCAAGGCTGGATCAGGTGAAACTATGCGTAAACCGGGATCAAAAGGCGCTCCTAAGGCCTCTGCTTTTAAGAAAGCTAAGAAAACAGCCAAGAAACGGTAAAATTTACATAAAATAATGCTTGACTTTTAGTCAAAAGTATGGTATAATATAGGTGTACTTAGGTACACTTAATACAACAGAGACAACCCAAGAGGCCTCAAGATGGATCAAGAAACACAGCAGTACTACGACGCATACTTTAGTCTTTTTATTACTGATGGCTGGAAGCAACTTGTGCAAGACTTTGGCAACAATGCTTTACAGATTAACAGTATAGAAGCAGCTAAAGATGCTGACGATATGTTCTTCCGTAAGGGACAACTAAACATATTAGCCCACTTAATTAACATGGAGACTATCGTTAAAACTAACTACGAAGAGGCATCTAAGCCTCCAGAAGAAGATGATTAAAGTATTTGACTTTCGTTGTACTAACGGACATACCTTTGAAGAATTTGTAGAAGCAGGTACTACATCCAGTAGGTGCGGATGTGGTGCTAACGCTACAAAGATTGTATCAGCAACTCAGCACATACTCGACGGTTCCTCTGGGGATTTCCCTGGCAGGCACATGAAGTGGGTACGTGAACACGAGAAGGCTGGGCAAACCACGCGGGAAACCTCATAGGACAACTCCCATTTAATCCTCCATAACCTAATAATAATAATAGGCGGGGTAAGTTTAGAATGTCACGAGCAACATTACTTGATGAGCGTACGGAAGAAGAACTAGAAGCAACAGACCAACTCGACATACAAGATACTGTAGAGACTCCTGAAGAGGAACAACCTCAACAGCCCGAAATTCCAGAAAAGTACCAAGGTAAATCTGTTGAAGACCTCGTACAGATGCACCAAGAACTTGAAAAGTTTTCAGGTAAGCAGAGTACGGAAGTTGGCGAGTTACGTAAAGTTGTTGATAGCTACATCCAAACACAACTCTCAGAACAACAAGCACCTCAACAACAGCAACAACAAGATGATAACGATGACGATGTAGATTTTTTTGTCGATCCTAAAACCGCTGTTAGTAGAGCTATAGACAACCACCCTAAGATCAAGGAAGCACAGGCTTACACACAACAATACAAACAACAGGCTACTCTTGCACAACTCAAATCCTCTCATCCTGAGATGGAACAGATACTGCAAGACCCTAAGTTTGCTGAGTGGATCAAAGGGTCAAAAGTCCGAACACAGTTGTTTGTTCAGGCTGACCAAGCATACGATTACGATTCTGCTGATGAACTGTTTAGCCTTTGGAAAGAAAGGAATCAAGTAGTTCAACAAACTGCAGAAGCAGAAAAAGCAGCTCGTAAGAGTCAGGTAAAGTCAGCTAACACAGGCAACGCTCGCGGAACAGCAGAAGGATCTCGTCGTAAAGTTTATCGTCGTGCTGACATTATTAAACTTATGAGAACCGACCCAGAGCGCTATCAGTCCATGTCGGACGAACTACTCAAAGCGTATTCAGAGGGTCGGGTTCGATAGCCTAAAGGAGAATTACAATGGCTGGTGAAACCTCTGGTACTTACTTTACAGCTAATGCTGTAGTAGACAAAACTGCTGCTGGGACTTTTATCCCAGAAATCTGGAGCGATGAAGTAATCGCTGCTTACCAAAAGAACCTGAAGATGGCTCCTCTTGTCAAGCGTCTGCAAATGACCGGCAAGAAAGGCGATGTTATTCACATCCCTAAGCCCATTCGTGGTGCTGCATCTGCTAAGGCAGAAGCTGTAGCAGTTACGATTCAGGCTAACCTAGAAACTGAGTTGCAAGTAACTGTTGACCGTCACTTTGAGTACTCACGTTTGATTGAAGACATCGTAGAAGTACAGGCTCTGTCTTCTCTGCGACAGTTCTACACCGAAGACGCTGGCTACCAGCTTGCTCTGAAGGTAGACACTGACCTCATTAATGCTGCTACTGGCTTTGGTAACGGTACTCGTACTCAGTCTCCTGCTGCTACTGGTGCTAACTGGGTTAACACTAACAGCTACTACTTTAACGCTGCTACTGGTATTTCTACCTATGCAGTGGATACTGTAGCTACAGGCGACAACTTTACGGATCTTGGATTCCGCGAAGCTATCAAGCTAATGGATGACGCTGACGTACCTATGGATGGACGAGTTCTCGTTATTCCTCCTGCGTCACGTAAGTCAATCATGGGCATTGAGCGCTACGTGTCTTCTGACTTTGTAGGTGGTCGTGGTGTTGAGTCAGGACTCATCGGTAACTTGTACGGCGTTGACGTATACGTTTCTAGCAACTGTCCCGTAATTGAGACAGGTGGTGAGAACGGTGCTTCATCTCTTGATACCCGTGGTTGCTTGTTCTTCCACAAAGACGCTCTCGTAATGGCAGAGCAAATGGCTGTACGTTCTCAGACCCAGTACAAGCAAGAGTACCTCTCTACTCTGTACACGGCTGACACTCTGTACGGTGTTGAGACTTACCGTCCCGAAGCAGGATTTATCCTCGCTGTTGCTGACGAGTAAAACTCTAGGGGGTCAGCAATGGCCCCTTTTTCTTTCCTTGTTTGTTTTCTTAGGAGTAGTCTATGCCTATCTTTCGGGGTGACGGTGGTTCAGGTGATGCCTCTACGGATGCGTATGCGTCACAGGTAGCACAGAACGCCCAGACTGCTACTACAAAAGCAAACGAAGCTTCTGCATCGGCTACTGCTGCAGCAACCAGTGCAACCAACGCTGCGGCTAGTGAGTCTGGTGTAGCTTCTAACGCAACAGCAGCGGCTTCTAGTGCAACTGCAGCAGCATCCAGTGCAACCAGTGCTTCTGGTAGTGCTACTACAGCAACAACACAAGCATCTGCTGCGTCAACATCTGCTACGTCTGCTGCTACATCTGCTACTACAGCAACAACACAGGCTACTACAGCTACTACTAAAGCCAGTGAAGCCAGCACAAGTGCTACTAATGCAGCTACTAGCGCAACCACAGCAACAACACAAGCAACAACAGCGACTACACAGGCTACCAATGCAGCCTCTAGCGCCACTGCAGCGGCCTCCAGCGCAACGGCAGCAGCCTCTAGTGCTACAGCAGCAGCTACGTCTGCAACAGCCGCAGAAGCCGCTAAGGACGCTATTGACGGGCTTTACTTAGGCGCACAATCAAGTAACCCAACTGTAGACGGTAACGGTAACGCAGTAACAACAGGTGATTGGTACTTTAATACGTCAGATAACAGCACTAGGATTTACACAGGAAGTGCTTGGGATACTATTAATCCAAACCTAGTAGGCGACACAACACCACAGTTAGGCGGTAACTTAGACCTTAACAGTAAGGATGTTACTGGCACAGGTAACGTAAATATCACAGGCAACATAAGCCTTAGTGGTACTGTAGATGGTCGTGACGTTGCAGCAGACGGTACTAAACTAGACGGCGTTGAAGCTAGTGCAGATGTAACGGATGCAACTAATGTTGCTGCTGCTGGTGCGTTGATGGATTCTGAGGTTACTAATCTTGCCCAAGTAAAAGCGTTTAGTTCTGCTGATTACGCTACGGCTGCACAAGGCACTAAAGCTGATACAGCACACGGCTGGGGTAATCACGCTAGTGCTGGGTATCTCACAGGCAACCAAACGATCACACTGTCCGGTGCAGTCACTGGCTCTGGTACAACTTCTATTTCTACAACACTGTCAACTGTTGACGGAGGAACTTATTAATGACTACAATTAAGCTAAAGAACGGTTCAGGCGCACCAGCGCAAGTGATCTTGTTCAGGGTGAACCTGCGCTGGACTTAACTAATAAGCGCCTCTACACAGAAAACGCAAGCGGTACTGTTATTGAGGTTGGAACAAACCCTACTAGTTTGACTACGGGTACATTCACCTCCACAGGCATCGACGATAACGCCACAAGCATTGCGATTACGATTGATAGCTCAGAGAATGTTGGCATCGGCACTACGAGTCCTGATTCAGGGCCGCGCTTACACCTTTCTAAAGGTTCTGCTGGTACAGTAGATAGTCATGCAAATTCTGTGCTTACTATTGAAGATGACAGCACGGCTATTTTGCAGTTTTTGACTCCAGCAAATGAAGGCATCCAACTACGTTTTGGTGATCCAGATAGTAATGGTGTGGGGCTTATAGAGTACGGGCATGGGACTGATAATTTAAATTTTCATACTGCAGGCTCAGAGCGTATGCGTATTGATAGCTCTGGTAACTTGTTGGTGAACTCTACAAGTGCTGGCGCATTGGCTTCTTCAGGTAGGGGGCTTATTGATGTAGATGGCACATCAGATAGCGCGATTGAGCTTAAAGCTGGAGGGTCAACTTACGGCTACCTCTACGCAAGCTCTAGCCAGTTTAGAGTGGCTAACCTCACAGCAAACCCTGTTACGTTTTTTACCAGCAACACAGAGCGTATGCGTATTGATGGCTCAGGTGACGTAGGCATTGGCACTTCATCCATTGATTCTTCTTACAAGCTAAATGTTGAAGGGGCTGTTATTCCTATTTTGGCAAAATCTAGTAGCACGTCAACGTCACCTAGGTATGCTTGTGTGGCGACTGCTAGGCCGTCGAATGTTGTAGGCAGTGGGTCTGGATACGGGATGAACATGAATAATTCGTCCGGTAACATGACTGAGTATGGATACATTGGTGGGCTGATTGAAAGTAATACGGCAGGCTCTCAAAGTGGGGCTTTAGTCTTTGCCCCAACCAGTTCCGGTACTAGAACAGAGCGTATGCGGATTAATAGCTCTGGTAACGTAGGTATTGGCACTGCGAGTCCTACAAGTTCTTCTGGTTGGGCTAAGTTTATAAACATAGGAGGAACAGACACTAACGCTCTTATTCTTGATGGTACAGAGTCTCAACAAGCCGCAGTTGGTGCAGTAGACGGCCTTTATCTTGATTGTGTAGGCTCCAGTACTGCCAGTAAAAACAAAATTATATTTAGGACGCAATCAGCAAACAGTAACTACAACGGCTCAGAGCGTATGCGTATTGATAGCTCTGGTAACGTGCTGGTTGGAGTAACCTCTACAATCTCAGCAGGCGATGAAGGCATACAGCTTGGTTCAAACGGGATGATTACCACGGCAAGAAACCAAACTTCAACCCAAACTCACATGGCTTTTGTTAATCCCAATGGCACGGTAGGTTCAATAACTACGCTGAACAACGCAACTTCCTTTACACCATCATCAGACGTTCGTTTTAAAGAAAACATTAGAGATTACGATAACGCGCTTGCTGATGTAATGAAGCTAAAGCCTCGCAAGTATTCATGGAAAGCTGATGGAACAGAAGACAACGGATTTATTGCTCAAGAACTGTTAGAGACTCCGGAATTTGCTAATCGTGCGATGCCTATGGAAGAAGGCGACGATCCAAAGTACGGCGTTGACTACATGAAGTTTGTAGCGGTTTTGACAGGAGCCATCCAAGAGCAACAAATAATGATTGAACAACTCAAAGCCGAAGTAGCGGCACTAAAAGGAGAATAAACAATGGCACACATATGGACTGTATCAGCAATGGACTACGCCGTATCACAAGACGGACACACTAACGTAGTCAACACCGTACACTGGAGTTGCTCAAAGACTGTCGGAGAAAACTCTGGCTCATCCTACGGCACTGTAGGGCTTGAGGCTCCGGGTGAGTCGTTTGTTGCATGGGACGATATCACTGAAGCTACGGCTGTTGGTTGGGCTAAAGCGGCTTTGGGTGACGATGAAGTAGCCGCTGTTGAAGCCGCTATTGACGCACAGATTGCTGAACTTGCTACACCTTCAACCGGCACTGGTGTTTCTTGGTAAGCTAATGAATGGATCCTCTTTCTTTAATTGCTATGGCGTCTACAACCTTCAAAGGTGTACAGACGCTAGTAAACAGAGGTGCTGAGATTGAGCACGTTGCTCAGAAGTTAGGGCAGTGGTACAGCTTTGCGTCTGACATAAAACAAGCAGAAAAAGAAGCTGAGAATCCCGGTGTATTTAAAAAGTTATTTGATGGTAACACCGTAGAGCAACAAGCACTCAACAGCGTCATAGCTAAGAAAAAACTAGAGGAGCAAGAGAAACAGATACGAGAACTTATTGTGTGGTCTTACGGTGTCGAGACTTATCAAGAGATGATAATGCTGAGGCGTAAGATTAAAGCACAAAGAGAAGAAGTTATCTACAAGCAACGCAAAAGACAACGTATGCTACTAGACACTTTTCTTGTAGCTATAGCCGCTGTCGTAACAGCCAGTATTATTTACGGCACGACAGTAATTATCAAAGGTGCATAAGGATGGCAGATCAAGGTATGAAAGAGGTAATGGATACAGTTTCTGTAGCAACTGGTGTTGGTGCCTTGGCTGGCGTACTGCCTTCCTTAGCTGCGTTGTTGACACTCGTGTGGACAGGTATACGCATCTGGGAAACAGACACGGTGCAAGGCTGGCGTAACAGAGGTAAGTCGTAAGTGTGGCAAGCCCTGATTAGTCCTATTGCTGGACTTGCTAAGACTTGGATGAGCAATCGTCACGAGCAGTCACAAGCTAAACACGTAGCTAAGATGCAAGTAATACAGAACACAGCATCTTGGGAACAGCACATGGCACAAGCTAGTGCATCCTCGTGGAAAGACGAGTGGTTCACAGTAGTCCTGAGTGCGCCTGTGATAGCTATTATGTGGGGCGTAGGTATGAACGATCTTGATATCATTGGCCGCGTAGGTATTGCCTTTGCAGAGCTAGGAAAGCTACCTGAGTGGTATCAATATCTTTTGTACGTTGCAGTCACAGCCAGCTTTGGCATACGTGGTGCTGACAAGCTGATGCAGCTAAAGGGTGGTAAGTAATTATGGCAGAAGACATTCTTCCTACAATGGATGATGTAGTTGAAGGCTACACCCTTGCTGAACTACTAGAATATCTTAGGGCTAGATTTAGCACTATGTCCCCATCTGAGACAGCCAACCAAGAATTTAAAACACTAGATGCTTATCTTAGAAATATTTTTGGTGATCTTCCAGAAGGTGCTGTTGATTGGGCGTCAGGCGATTTAAACGGTGACGGCGTAAACGAAGTCTATGCTGTTGATGCTGACGGTAATCCACATACTGTTTACGGCTACGATGGCGATGGTAATGTTACTTCAACTGCATATGTAGATTATGGTGGCGCTACTGGTGAACTTATTGATACAACAACGCAAAATCAAGACGGTACATATGACGAAGGTTTTGGCGTAGAAGTTGATATTACTCCTCCTACTTTTACTCTTCCTCCTCCTGCAGAAAGTAAACAAACAGACGGTGGTGCTTCTGGTGGTGGTGATGTTTTTGACCCAACCGGCGGTGGTATTTTTACTGGTGGTGGTACTTTACCCCCTTCAGAAAGTAAACCTACAGATGGTGGTGGTGACGACGGTGACGATACTGACGGACCTCTTGATGTCCTTGGAGAAGATTGGGAATACGATCCAGAACACGATTACATATACGTAGGTGATTGTACTTTTGTACGTGTAGATGAAAACGGTAATCCTATTGGTGATTCAGTAGTACTTGACGAAGAAGATTGCCTTGAAGATACTTATACAGTAGGAGGTAATTACGCTGGACCAGACAGCACATTTGATCCAAACATAGATATTAATGTAGATATTTTTGGTGAAGGTTCTATTATTGATACAACTAAAGATAATCCTCCTACAGAAAGTAAACCTACATCAGAACCAGAAGAAAAAGAAAAAGATAAAACAGAAGCAGAAGAAAAAGAAAAGGACGTTGTAACTCCACCTACACCTCCAACTACAACTCCAACTACAACTCCTACTCCACCTCCTACTGAAAGTAAACAAACTGATGGTGGTGGTAATGGTGGTACGGTTACTAACGGTGGTAATGGTGGTGGTGATACTCCTACAGAAAGTAAACAAACTACTGAAACTACAGATGATGTTACAAAAGATGGTGAAACAGAAATAACTTTTGAAAACATGTATACATACTATTCTACTAAAAATGGTGGTGGTAATGGTGGTGGTAATACTCCTACTGAAAGTAAACAAACCACTGAAACTACAGATGATGTTACAAAAGATGGTGATGGAGACGGAGACGGCGATGGTGATGATGATGGCATTGGCGATCCAAGCGGTATGTTAGCAGGACGTTCTTCTTTTACACCTTTTCAAAGTATACCCACTTATTCAACGCCTACATATGCTCCTCTTTCTGTACCACAACAAGATTACATGGTTGAAATAAATAATTTAATAACAAGAAACAGCGGCATGGGCATGTTTAAAGGTTACGTATAATATGACATATTTAAATTTAATAAATAACGTGCTAAGACGCTTACGTGAAGACGAGGTGTCTAGTGTTAATGATAATACCTACAGTAAAATGGTAGGTGATTTTATTAACGACGCTAAAAAGATGGTAGAGGATGCTTGGGATTGGTCAGCACTTAGGACTACCCTTACGGTAACTACGTCTGCTGATATTTTTAACTACGTACTCACTGGATCACAAAATAAAATTAAGGTACTAGACGTAATTAACGACACCTCAAACCTTTTTATGCAGTACAACACTCAACACTGGTTTAACGATAAGTACTTGAACCAATCACCACCTAGCGGCTCACCTGAGTACTACACGTACAACGGCGTTGATGCTAGTGGTGACACTCAAGTAGACGTTTACCCTAAGCCTGATGGTGTGTACAGCTTGAGATTTAACTGTACTCTTAGGAACGCTGAGTTGAGTGCTGATACAGATGAACTAGTTATACCTAGTCAACCTGTGATACACATGGCGGTAGCTCTATTAGCTCGTGAGCGTGGCGAGACAGGCGGTACATCAGCACCTGAGTACTTTGGTATTGCTGATAAGTTTTTGTCTGACGCGATTGCTCTGGACGCACAAAAGCATCCTGAAGAAACCATCTGGTACACTCCGTAGGAGCCTGACGTATGGCACAGCCGCTACAAAGTATTAACTTAGTTGCTCCTGCGTTTAAAGGAGTTAACACAGAAGATTCTCCGATTGCACAGGATCCTTCTTACGCTGACGTTGCTGACAACGCTGTGATTGACAAGCGTGGACGTATTGCTGCACGTAAGGGTATTGATGTTGTTACTACTAACAAGACTGCACTAGGTACTGACTACGTACACAAGATTCATTACTTCTACGATGATGCGGGTAACGAAGTAGTATTTACTGCTGGTAACAACAAGATTATGACAGGGACAACTACGTTAACTGACGTAACTCCCGGCTCATACACTATCACAGCTAACAACTGGAAGATTGTAAACTTTAACGACAAGGCTTACTTTTTCCAACGTGGTTACGATCCTCTAGTGTACGACAACGCTACGGGATTACGTACGTTTACTGTGGCTAACGGCGGTGCTACGGCAGCAACCTTGAAGTGTAACGAAGCTCTGGCAGCTTACGGCAGACTGTGGGTTGTAGATAACGCAACAGACACACAAACAATTTACTGGTCTGATCTTTTAATTGGAGCAGACTTTACTGGTGGTTCTAGTGGTTCTATAGATGTATCTAAGGCTTGGCCTGATGGGTATGATGAAGTTAGGGCGTTAGCAGCACACAACAACACTCTAATTATCTTTGGCAAGCACAGCATACTTGTGTATGGAGGTGCCTCTAGTCCAGCTAGTATGGCTCTTGTTGACACAGTAGCGGGTGTTGGGTGCATCTGTAGAAACTCTGTACAGCACATTGGCACAGATGTTTTGTTTATGTCTAACACAGGACTTAGGAGCTTAGGCCGTACTATACAAGAAAAGTCACTGCCTATATCTGACCTAAGCCTGAATGTAAAGACTGAGATTATTAGTTTGATTAACAACAGGACGTTACCTACGGCGTCTGTCTACAGTCCTGAAAATTCTTTTTACATCATTACGTTCCCAGATCAACTTACAGCGTACTGCTTTGATCTTAAAGGTAGACTTGAGAACGGAGCGTACAGAGTTACACGGTGGACTTCTATTCCACACAAATCATTTGAAGTTACAACTGATGGTACGTTGTACATAGGAACGTCTGATGGACTAGGGACGTACTCAAGTTACTCTGACAACACAACAGCATATCGTTTTAGGTACTACAGTCCGGGTCTGACGTTTGGTGATCCTGCTAAAACAAAGTTGCTAAAGAAACTCAGGCCAACTCTGGTTGGTGCTGCTGGTGCAACAGTGTTTATGAAGTGGGCTTATGATTTAGGCACAGACTTTAGAACTTACGAGTTTACTGTAGGCAACCAAGTACCTGCGTACTTTGGTGTTGATGAGTTTGCTATCGGTGAGTTTACTGGTGGTGAGCTTACGACTAGAAACGCTGTTCAAGCAACAGGTAACGGAAGTATTATTACGATAGGACTAGAAGCTGACATTAACGGGTCTGCTTTATCTCTCCAAGAAATTAACGTATTAGCACTAATGGGTAAAACAGTATGAGCGACTATACAAAGACAACAAACTTTACTGCTAAGGACAGTTTACCTTCTGGGGATAGTGGTAAAGTTATTCGTGGTAGCGAGTTTGACACTGAGTTCACCGCTATATCTACAGCGATTGCAACTAAGGCTAACTTAGCTTCTCCTACATTCACAGGCACTGTAACAATACCCGCGTTGACGTTTACGGGAACTTTGTCTACAGGCACGATTGACGGAGGAACTTACTAATGGCACATGCATGGTGGCATCCTTTTACTGATTACATTACGGGAACTGGCTCAGATAGTTTACTTGGAGACATAACAGATAATGCAGGTAACATAGCGTTAGGTACTGCTGGTCTTGGTCTTTTGTCTAGTGCTTATAGTCGCCTTGGGGATATTGGTGATGAGTCTCAGGCCGGTGCAAATGTTATTGCACAGCAAGGATTACAACAATCACAATTCCAGCCGTTTACTGTAAGGTCTACTACTGGTAGTCAGTTTGGTTTTACTCCTGCTCAAACTCCTTCTTATGGTGCTCCTTATGTTCCTCCTACTACTACTACTGTACCTCCAGCAGGTGGTGGTGGTGGTGGTGGCAACGGTGGTGATCCGCAGCCGGGAACTTTTCCGGGACAACCTACTCCGGGTTTTGATCCTTACCGTTCTCAGAGAACTAGTGTTGATCCTTTTGCTGGAACACCGTTAGCAGGTACAGGTGGTGTGCGCGGTTCTCAACAAACCCCTGTTCCGGGTTTTGGAGGTTCTTCAGCGCAACTAGATTTATCTATGCAAGAACAGTTTATCCAAGACATGCTACAAGGGCAAGCAGAAACTGCCTTGTTTACTGGTCCATACGGTGAAGCACAAAGACAACAGGCAGCAGAGCAAGCGTTTGGTTTAGGTGGTCAGTTCATGGGCGCTGCTGGCACACAACCGGCAGACCTTAATCTTTTGCGTGGGCAGTTTGCAGGACAAGTAGGAGGCATGTTAGGACAACAACCTAGTCCAGCTATAGGTCAGTTTGGACAACAAGCATTAGGCATGGGTGCTGCTGGCTTAGGTACACAGGCTCCGTCTGATATTGAAGCTCTCAGAAGCCAGTACGCAGGTCTTGCAGGGCAAGCCGCCCAAGGTGTACTAGCACCCCAAGCAGGACGAGAAGCTGACGTATTTGAGCGTATAAGGGCTACACAACGTCCTGAAGAAGAGCGACAGCGTTTAGCATTAGAAGAGCGTATGGCTCAACAGGGACGATTAGGTGTACGTACAGCTATGTTTGGTGGTGCTCCTGAACAGTTTGCTTTAGCTCAAGCACAAGAAGAAGCACAGAACAGAGCGTCACTAGCGGCTATTCAGCAAGCACAGTCAGAGCGTCAACAAGCTCTAGGCACAGCACAGGCTCTTGGTGGTATGTTTGGTCAACAGGCAGGATTGTCTAGCCAGCTTCAGTCAGCAGCACAACAACGTGCAGCACAGTTGTCACAGCTTGGACTCAGCGCACAGCAGATTGAATCTCAGTTGCAGTCTGAAGGTTTAGGTAGAGCAGCTACATCTGCACAACAGGCTGGTCAGTTGGCACAGCTTGCTGGTGGTCTACAGGCTCAACAGGCTGGTCTTGGTGCACAGTTTGCTGGACTGGGTAGTCAGTTGTCTATGCAAGATATGGCTGCACAACAAGCACAACAACAGCTTGCCTTGGGTGCATTAACAGGTTCTTACATACCACAAGCACAACTTATGAACGTAGCACAGCTAGGTATGACACCGATTGAGATGGCTCAACGTGGTCAATTGTATGGTGCTGGGTTGTTTGGTGAAGGATCTATGACAGGGCTTCAGTCTCGTTTAGCGGCAGCATTAGGACAAGCTAACTTGTTTGGTGCTGTTGGTTCTGGGTTGTTAGGTGGTGCATTAGGAGTAGATATAGATGTCTAGATTTGCAGAATCGTTTATACAGGGGTTAATGAATCCTACGTATCAGCAGGGTTTGTTTACTGCTGCTCAAAGTGCTGGTAGTTTTCCTAGAAGGCAACGGGAAGCAGAACAGTTTAAACAACTTACTTCTGGTGCGCCTGTAGGTTCTTCTGCTATGTCTAGAATTAATCAACTTCAACAATTAGCAATGGAAGCTGCTAATAGAGGACAAACAGGAAAGGCTAGTGCATACACTACTGCTGCCAAACAACTTCAAACAACCATAAAAACACAAGGTGCTAATGACATTGCAAATCTTATGCAACAAATACAAACATCTGTAGACCCTATGTTTATAAAAGAAACGCAACAACAAATAATGGAGTTAGCTACTAGTACTATGCAATCTGATCCTACTAAGTTTGTAGGTTTAGGAGGTAAGCGTATACAAGAAGTAGATACATTACTAGAAACTGTGTCAGAAAGAAGAATAGAAAGTGTTGCTAATGCTCTTGCTGCTTCTGAAGATGTAACAGATATTGTTGCTTACGTAGATCAGCTACCGTCTATTGAAAATAATCCGCAAGGTTTTACTCAAAGAGAAAAAAACGCATTGGTGCGTGAGGCCACAGGTTTAAGACAGGTTCGTGATGATCATCAGACTCTGGTAAGCGAAGGTGTGTTACCTGAAGGACACAAAGAAATACTAGATGCTAACCCTGAGTTAAAAAAGAATCCACAGGTTCAAGCTGCTCTTGATGTGTTGAACCGTAAAAACGATCCTAAGCAAACAGTATCTGCTGGTGAGTTAAGGAGTGCTGCCACAACTTTACGTTCTGTTATTAATAATGAATATACAAGACAAGCAACAGTAAATCGTAGCAAAGATAGACTTGACGCTCAAGCAGAAAAAATGGTAGATCGTTTGTTAGAGGAAGATAGTATTTCTGAGTGGGTATACGGTGAAGATTTACTAGAAGTAACAAGGCGTATTAGCAATGATGACGATATGTCAGAGGACTTTTATTCTTTTGTCGCTCAAGAAATAGAAAAGAATCCAGACGTAGATCCTCAAGTAGCTGTTAAAACCGCTATTGATTTACTAGGAGAAGAAAGAGAAATAGATCCTCGTCTTGAAGAAGGAAGAGAACTTAATAAAGCAGAGAGAGAGCAAGAGGCAGCAGAAAAAGAAGCAGCTATTGTTGCTCTTATGGAAAGAGAACAACTATCTAGAGAAGATGCAGTACTTAGGTTGAATCAATTAGAAGCAGAAGCTAGAAGAGGACAAGGAAGTGTAAGCGCTATACGTGAACGTGGAAGACAAGAACAGTTTGGTTCTTCTCCTTATGCTCAGTTACCAGAAGTTACTAGAGGCCAAGACCCTGTGGCACCCCTTGAAGCTATACAAGGACTAGGCGATGTTGGAAGAGCTGTTCTTACTTCTTTTCCCGGTGGCCCTCCTTCAAGGAATCAATAAATAAATGCAGTTACACCATGAAATTAAACCGGGCGAGTCTAAACAAGCTGTTGCTAAACGATTTGGGGTTTCAGTAGACGAGCTACTTTCTTATAATAAAGCTGTGTTAGGTTCCTCATGGCGAGCAGGGGTAGAAGTTAGAAATCCTAAAACGGTTGACTTTTATGTAGAACAAGCCCTTAAACTAGGTGCCTCTGCTGAACAAATAGCGACTGTTATTAAACAACCCGTTGATGAAGTTGTTAAGCGTTACGGTGCTCTACGAGAAGACGAGCTTTCAGAAATAATAGAAGTACCTAAAGAACTTACTGATTATCAAGCTACGTTTCCTAACGAAATAGATCGTAAAAAACTTGAAGATACTTTACAAGAAGTACGAGTAGATGCTAAAAAAGTTCTTGAGCCTATTATACCTACAAAACGTGGGCAAGTTCCTATACCTCAAAAGAAAGTAGAAGTTGATCCTGTAGAAAAATATCTTAACAATGTTATTGTTCCCCCTAGAGCGGGACGTTTTCCTGAAGTAACTGTTGATGCACAGCGTGTACCTGAACAACTACTTTCTGAAGTTACTGTGCCTAAGAGAGCCGGTAAAGTAGATGAAGTTACTGTACCTCAACGTGAACAAAAACAAGTACCTGCTCCGTACACTGACTACACAACTTCAATGGATCAACGTCTGGCAGAAGTAACTGTGCCTCAGCGTGAACCTGTAGTTGTACCTCCTATGTCTACTCCGCGTCTTGAGTCTAAATTAGCAGCCACTCAAATGGCAGCTATGCAGCCTGATCCTGTAGCTAATTATCTTGAGCGTGTTATTGGATCAACGCCTAGCATAGAATCAAAATTGTTATCTACACAAATGGCAGCTATGCAACCTGTACCTACTGTTGCTCCTGTTATTGATCCCGTAGAAAAGTATTTAAATAGAGGCAGAGTAGAAAAAATAGAACTAGGAAGTGTAGCAATTCCTGAAGATCCTGTTGAAACATACTTTGCTAACAAAAGAGCAAGGCAAGCTAGAGATATTAAAGGTGGTTTAAGAGTAGCAGCACAAGGTTTTGCTTTAGGTTTTGGTGAAGAAATAGAAGCTCTTGCGTCTGGTGAAGAGTATGATGTAGCACTTAAACGTATACGTAAAGAAATGGATGAGTTTTCTCAGCTTAGTCCTCGCACTGCTTTGTATGGCGAAGTAGCTGGTGCTCTTCCAACAAGTTTAGGTATTATTAATTCTCTACGTGCGCTGGGTGTAACATCTTCTGCTGTAGCTGGTGGATTAGAAGCCGGTGCTTATGGTCTTGGTATTGGTGAGGACACAGCAGACAGACTTGAAAAAGGTATGTACTACGGAGCAGGCGGTGCTATTGTTGGTCGTATTTTTGACAGTATTTTTGATCCCCAACTAGGTCGTCAAGTTGATTCTGTTGATGAACTTAACAAACAAAAAGTTAATTTACAAGAACAACTTTTACAGGAAGCTAAGGTAACTAGACCTACTGCTGAGTTAACTAATGATGAGTTAGCTACGCAATTACTTATGCGTGAAGTAGAATACTTAGGGGACACAGTAGGTAGACAAGGTGCACTACCTTCTGACTTGGGAAGCATGTTAACACGTATGCGTGATTACGCTATTGATATGGGCGTAAACATGAAACAGTTTAATAAGGTCTATAACTCTAATAAAGACATAAAAATTTTAAGGGAAAAACTTAACGAACAATTTGAAAACTTAGATGAGTTGTCTTTCTTAAGACAAGACTTAGTAGACATGACTACTGGTCGTCTTATGAAAGATGTTAATACAACAATACCACAAGCACAAAGCACTGTTGTAAAGTTACGTAGGTTGGCTTCTCCTCTTGCTACACTAGCTGAAGAAACAGTAGGTAAGTCTTTTTCTGAGCGTATTATACGAGGAATGAATCGTGTTGTTCGTGGTCAAACTGTATTAGATAAAATGTGGAAAGGTATGGAGCCTTTTCGTGAGTTAGCACAAGACAACGTAAAGTTTAATGATGCTTTGTTAGATGTAATGAACTCACGTTTGTCTCAAGAATTTAGAGAAAAACGTCTTAAAGCTGCAATAAACATAGCAAGGGGTAAAATTGGTAAAGGATCAGAGGATAGACTTAATCAGTTCTTTGAAGACAACCTTGAGTTTTCTAAGCGTTATCGTAGAGAGGTAACTGCTGGTGATTTATCTCGTTTGTGGATGCACTCTAACGTAACGTCTACTGCTGATGATTTTAGTCTCCGTTCTTTTAGACAAAAAGCCCAAGCTAAATCAGAAGATGCAGCTTCTAAAGATATTCAACGTCCTTCTATGCAGGAGTGGCGTAAAATAAATGCCGGTAAAGATGTAGCAGAACAAAAAGAATATGAAAATATTTTTGATTCTCATTGGAGATGGCAACGCCAGACATTAACACGTATGGAATTAGGCAAGCAACTTGGTTTTCGTACTGTCGGTAAGCCTCTTGTAGCTGAAGGAAAGAAAACTTTAGAGCAGACAGCAGCAAAGGAATCCGGTTCTTTTAAGTTGTTTGATGATCGTATTATTGAAGAAGCTCTTAAGCGTGAAGGCTTGTCTGATGTACAGATTAGTAATGCTAAACAAATTATTGACGATCTTGGTATAAACGCTAACAAGGGAATGTCGCATGAGTTAGAGTTAATACGTAGTCTTGGCTACGTAGGTACTATTGCTAATCCTTATGGTGCTTTGATGAACGTGCATGACTTGTTTAATGCCTCGTTTGAATTAGGTCTGCGTAACGTATTAGGCGCTGTGTTTAACAAAGGAGATATTGCTTTTAGTCCTGAAGATATGGGACTAGCAAGACAAGTTTTTGGTGAGTTTGTACGTAAAGCTAGAAAAGGGACAGACCAGAAATTGTTAGGTGATCGCATTAGTGGTAACAAGTTTTTAGAAAATGCAGCACAAGCTAGTGAGTCCTTGTTAGAGTGGTCTATGAAGTGGTCAGGGTTTTCTAAGCTAGATCAGTTTGGTAAGAGCCGTATCATGGGTGCTTCTTTTCGTAAAGCAAGACAAGATATAGCCGATAATTCTTTTGATAATAAATGGCAATACAGTTTTAGTAAGCCTGAGATAGATCAATTAAAAAGAGACATAGCTGCTGGCAACACAAATAGTGAGCTAGTGCGTGATCTTGTTATGTTTGACTTGTTTAGATTACAACCTATTAACGCAGCAGCACAGACTGCTTTTGGTTTAGCTAATCCTAATGCTCGTTTGTTTTATATGTTAAAAGGTTTTGCTATTAAGCAGTTTGATTTGATGGAACGTAGAATCTTTAAAGAGTGGAGAGATGGTAACAAGAAACAAGCGCTAGAAAATGCAATGAGATACATTATATTATCTGGTGGTGGTTATGGTCTTGTTAATGAAGGTAGGCAGGTTATTAAAGGTGAAGCTCCTGACCCAGAGCAGGCAGCTATAGGTGCTCTGTACCAGATAGGTTCTGTATTTACCTTTGGTGCTATGGGAGCTAACGATTACGGGTACGATAAATTTATGAGTGATCCTGCTACAGCGTTTATGAATAACATGCTGCCTCCTGTAGGTGCTACTCTTCCTGCTGCAGTGCTTGAAGACACAGCCGATGTAGCTCGTGCTTTAATGGCTGGAGAGGTTCCAGATCTTATACCATCTGAATCACTTGAGTCATTACCTATTATTGGTAAAACTATAAAGGGGTTTACAGACGAATGAAAGACGACAAACACACAGTATCTTATACTTCTATTGACTATCACAGTATGTGTCAGCGTTCTAAAGAGCGTATCAAGAAGATGCAAGCTGAAGGAATACCTACGCCCCATGACTCTAAAGATAAGCCAGAGGACGTAGGTAAGTCTAACGGTTACTCTATATTCTTTATGTCTTAGATCTCACAGTTGTTACCTGTGCAAGCTAGTTCCTGACTGCCTTCAGTCATATCAGACTCCTCGTTGATGTCCCAGTTGATCTCAGTGGGGAAGTCTTTTACTGCTTGCTTGTAGGTTTTCTTATCAATGGGTTGATAGGGAGCCTGTTGGAATACATGGTCTGAGTAGGGCAAGAAGCTAACGCCTGATACCTTATCGAACTTGTTCCACAACCACTGTCCTACCTCAAGAAACTCATGATCCCTATAGTAGCAAGTCATTGATGGCTTGTGCTCACACCAGTAGTCCTGATACAACTCCCACAGATCCAACTGTTCTATCGCACCCATAGCTGAGGCTGTCACAGCGCCCTCTGGTGAGGCGATAGGGAAGCTGAATACCTTAGTACTAGCACTGTTTACATCTGTCTCTACAGGGACACCAGCAGCCTCTAAGACAGCACAAAGAGGGTCACGAGAATCTGCTCTAACTGTTCGTATATATTGTTCGCTATAGCGAGGATGGATACCAGAAGCACTATCGACCAACTGACTAACAGTACCGCTAGGCTTAATCGCAGTAATAGCTGTAGAGGGATTAATGTTAAGTCTCTCAGCCCACCGCTTGTTAGTCTCAATTGCTTCCTCTCGCATGTCTGTGAGCCACTTCTTAAGCTTTGCATTGTCCCCTCGTCCTGATAGTAAAGGATGATCCATGATACCTGTTAGTGATACACCTAGTAAAGCTTCTTCCTCTGTGTTTGTCTTCCAAATACTCCTTAAGTATCTAAAGTCTGTAAGGGTAGCTTGTAGAGTTCCAAGGATAGCCGCAATGCGTACCTTTCGTTTGAGACTAGCGAGCGTATCGTCTGGCCTGACAACAACTTCTGATAGATTGCAGAACTGGTTGGGTCTGAGGATGATTTCACTACATGGATTAGTTCCAAAATCGTAGGTAGCATCTCGTCTGCCATTTCCTTTCAGCTTGCTTTTGACTAGCAACTCTGCTGAAGAAACCTCGTTCTCCTGAGTAGGATTCATATAAACTTTTCCATTCTTCTAGGTAAGCAATAAAGTCAGGCTTCTCTGTGTAGCAGGCAGAGTTATTAGAGAGCGCACGTTGTGGGTTAGCATGATACCACTCACCTGTCTTAGCTCTGCGTAACCTGTCATCAGATAGGTTAGATAGTGAGATAAGTGCTGATCGTCTTACTCCTCCTACTACTACGATTTGTGCGATCTTACAGCAAAGATCGTGGCATTCAATGGATGTAAGCTTTCGTCCAGCCGCTCCTTGAAACAACCCGGACGTGAATTTGAATAGTTCGACGAGAGGTTCTGGACCACTTGCACGACCTCCGAAAGTTTTAAGTGCGGCACCTGCAGATCGTACTCTGCTAATGTCCCATTGGGGAATTTGACCTGAATACAACAATGATACCAGTTCCCTAAACGATTTCGCCCATCCGATCTTTGAATCCGCAACATTAATAACTGTGTCTGTTTCATGAAACTTCTCCGCAACTTCAGGCAGCTTGGCTATGTATTGTCTCTCAACACTAAAGCCTACACCTGTGCCACACATGAGAATGTACATCATTTCATCGAATGCTTTAGGGTGATCAATAGGTAAGTAGCTACAGTTAAAACCTGCTACGTTGTCACGGTCTAGTGCTTCACCCGCTGTCATCAATGCTCTCATGCTAGGCATTACATCTAGGTCATGTATAGCCTTGAAGATCTCAGATACTTCAAAGTCATTAAGGTCTGCTTTGTCTACCCAATAGTTAACATAACGATTAACTGTTTCTTCCCATGTCTCTCGACGTTGTTCTTTTGCATTGTAGCGTGCGTAGCGTGACTTGTGTATGTACTGTTGATATGCATCCATTAAGTTATTCCTAAAGTTTCGTTTATGATTGCTGCCTGTGCCAAACCTAAAAGTAAGTATACACCATCAGGGTATTGTTCTGTAGCTGTGACTTCAAATACCTCTCCGTCTTCATACATAATAACAACACACTTGATAGGTCTTTCTTCTTCCTCGTAGCATAAACTACGTGCTGATAACAACGCAAGAAACTCAGAGGTTTTTATGTCGTTGTTTTCTTTGCTTCCAAAGTTACCTTCAACTATTTTCATTGACCATACGCTCCAGAAGTATTTCTAGATAGTGTATTGCTTTCCTTACATCTTCTACTCCACCCTTGTCTTTGTGTCTTGTAATATATTTGATGGCGTTGGCTTCACACCAATCAAGTTTATTAGCAAGTATAAAATCAACCGGCTGTATTGAGTAGCGGTTGTAATGAGATCCTCCTACTTGTTTCTTTATAGCTTGGTCATTAGGATGGTATAGTTTACCATACACTGTCTTGCTTGCTTTGTCCCATTGCTCTGGCGTTGCTTCGTTAATGCTCATGTTGTTCCTCTAAGTCAAACTTCCAACTGTTAATGTTTACTCTATCAGAAAACCTTTCAACTAAATCTTCAGATGTAATTTCTAATGCTTCCATGATAGTAACTTCATCATACCTAGAAGAAACTCGTTCTAGTATTTCATCAAGAGTTAGCACCGTACTTCCCCCGTAGGTATGTCATAGACACAGGCATCTCATCAAACGTACCGTTGTCTACTTCATTGAACACCCACAAACCAGACCATGATCCGTTAGTCTGTGGGTTAAGATACTCCTCATCATGTTGATAGTATATACCAGCAAACAAGGAGGTCATTCTGTTTCCTGCTGCGTTTCTGTCGAACGCGATATCTCTGTCTTGTACGTGTCCCATAACACATGACATATGTTTTTTCTGGAGCAGTAGCTTTGCATTTGTAACTGGCCTGCCCATGACACCGCTAGTGAAAAAGTGACAATAAGCAATACCGTCCACAATAACCGGCTGAAGATACGGATGTACTTCCCACCCCCTGAGATTGAGATCTTCATAGCTCATTAACCCTTCTAGCTTGGCATCGTTTTCTACTGCACGTTCCACTCTGTATTCATGATTACCAAGAGTAAAGATAAGGCGTGGTTTCCATACCTTCTTCTTCATCTTACGCAAACGAGACTGCTCTGCTCTGATACAGTCCATGAATATTTGCATGGCTTCGTTACCTGCCTCTACATCAGCAGAGTACCGCCTGCCTTCAAAGGACTTCTTACCTACGTCATAAGACGACAACGAGGGAAAGTCCCAATGATCGCCTAGATGTATGATGGTATCAGGCTTGATTGCACAAGCGTACCTACCAGCCCACATCATGTGATCAATAGGATGTTCTGGTTTTATCTGTGTGTCAGGTATTACTAGGTGTCTAGTCATTTTGTCCACCCTCTCGGTATTGTTTCAAGAGTGTACCATCTGAACCCTTGCTTGTCTGCCCACTCTGCCATCGTGTAGCGTGTACCATTCTTTCTTCTACGTGATCCCGGCATTGGTGTCTTTGGTTTCTGGAAGAGAAATACCAACTCCTCTGCTGGGCCAAGCGTCTTTGCAATGTAGACATACTTACGTGCCTCGTCTGATGTACGGAACCTACCCTTAGCTTCTATCCATATGGTCTTACTCTTTGTCTTGTAAACAAAGTCAGGCTCATACGTCTTAGGTAGTACGTACTCTAGTGTTTGTGGAGGATGATACTCGCAGCCACGCATCAATGCATAAGCTTCTTTCTCAAACTTAGAATCAAACTTCTTCATCTTCATCTGTATCTATTTCACCTAGTTGAAATGAACCTCCTTGGTAAAATTCGATGTCCTGTAGCGCCCATGCCCAAGCCTCTTCCTCTGTTTTAAAACCATCCTTTATCTCTCTGAGACATCTTAGGTCTGAGTTTTCCCACATAGTGACGATGTATTCTTTCATTTAAATCTCCGATGGTTTCTCGTACTTATCATCATGTGAACGTAATAAGTACAGAAGGTTAAGGCTTTCCAGTAGTCGGTCCTCATCCAACTCATTGTCCCAGTAGTGAGCAAGACAGGTACTGTAACATTCCCACTCCGTTGTACACGGGTCAATGATCTTGTCTGCTTTCTTAGGACCAACCCCATAGATACCGGGGATGTTATCAACACGATCACCCATCAACGCCTGCTTGTACAGCCACCGCATAGCGTCATCAACCTTAAATGCATTTAAGTTTTTCTTGGTGTAATCATACATAGGACAAGGAACCTGCCTGAAGTCTTTGTCTAGTGAACATATGATAGCTTTGTGGTCTAGCTCAGTAGCCTTGATAGCTATAGCATCGTCAGCTTCCATACCGTTAACAACCTCTGCATTCCACTCAGATACCATGAAGTCGCGGAGCAGTTTCTTATGTACAGGCTTACGCTTTTCAGAACGACCAGCTTTGTAGGGTTGGGTAACAGCAACCTCGTCCCTGAAGTTACCCTTACCCGTTAAGTAAACAATGCTGGATGTATAGTGATCAGACAGATCTAACACTATCTGAGATAGATAGTTATCAAGAGTCTCTGTCGCTACCCTTGCTGGCTCATCATCACAAGCAAAGCCAACACGGTACACCAGCATGTCACCATCAATCAATATCACAGAGCTTCCATCTCTTCTAACTCTGGTGCGTACTCAACAACATTGTCAATTACAAGACGCTTGAGTGTGGCACTACGACCTTTTTTCTTGAGGTACTCCCAATCGTAGTATCCGATGAGACACTTAGCTGTGGAACCATTACCCACCACGACTCCTGCTTCTGTGTCGTCCATTTCATCTCGTGGTGTTCGTCCCTTGATAAGCAACTCTGTTCCGTCAGTGTTGAACGCTCGGTACTTGTTGTTGGATTTACAGGTGATGTACGATCCACGCTCATCTCCCTTGTTGTTGATATTAATACCCATATCTTCCAACGCAGTAATAGCAGCGTCAGAAAGGTTGGCAAGATCAACTGTGTACTTACCAGCTAACTCATTCTTGTGAGTCAGGTTAGGCCAGAACAAGTCACACTTTACCATTACGTTGGGTGCTTCATTAGACATATTACATATCTCCGATAATTAAACTTACACCTAATATTATACCACATAAAATAGAATTGTGCTAGTGGGTATCTGCCCAACTATTACCAATTCTATACTCTCCGTCTAACGGACAGTTCAGTTGCAGGAGTTCACCTGCGAATACCATTGCGTTAACACATGACTTCCCAATGAAGTCTGCATCTTCTGGGCGGCACTCTATCTGCCACTCATCATGTACCTGTGCGACTAGCTTGAAGTCAACACGGGCTAACAAATCATACAGGATAATGATAGCCTGCTTCATTACCACAGCACCAGCACCCTGTAGTAGCGTGTTCAGTGCGGCGTGTTGTGATCGTACACGTATACGTCTGCCGTCAAGACCAGTAAGAAAACCAGACTCAGCATCCTTTGTTACTTCTTTACGTAGCTTTGCCAGTGCGGGTGTGTTCTCAAGAAAGTCTGCTTTTAGTTTCTTACCATGAGATGCACTACCACCTACAACACTGCCTATCTTAGCGTCACCTGCACCGTACAAGAACGCATAGATAAATGTCTTGGCTTGATCTCTTGTCTTTAGTCCAGCAGCATGTTGGTTAGCTGTGTGTATATCACCTGTTAATATCTCGTTGGTGTAGTTAGCATCATTCATATAGTGTGCAAGCATACGTAGCTCAAGACCACTAGCATCAGCACCAACAAGTACACGACCATCAGGTGTGTTAAACAACGCACGACACTGCTTCCCGTACTCAGCCCTTACAGCAGGAACTTGAGCCATGTTTGGACCGGAGTGTGCCATCCGTCCGGTGACAGCTCCGATGTGCCTGACTCTGCCATGTATTCTCTTGTCTTCGCCAACTGCTTTAATCCACGAGTCAACTTGAGAGGCTCGTTTCTGGCAGAGAAGATAACGTAGTATGATCTTTGCCTCTGGAATGTGAGTCTGCTTTTTAAGTGTAGCCTCATCAACCTTTGGTTTTCCTGCGGGAGTGAGTTCCTTCCACACAGCACCCTTGCTAGTAAGCCGCTCTGCAATCTGTTGTCTACTACCGACATTGAACACCGTAACTTTGTCCTTGAGTCTCTTCTGTGTTTTATCACTGATCCTCTCCTCTACTATAGGTGGGAACACTTGCTGTAAATCTTTCTCTATCCTGTGCATACGGGTAGTAAGTTCTTCGTATAGTTCTACTGCACCGTTCTTGTTAAACTCAAAGCCGTTGTCTTCCTGATCCTTACAGATGAACGCAACGCTGTGCTCAAGATCAACACAGTGCTTACTGAATCCAAACATCTGCATCTGTGCCATCAGTGCATCGTGTAGTTTATGAGTGACATCCACATCTCTCTTGCAGTACTCAACCATTTCTTCAGACAGTTCTTCCCAATCAGTGTGATCTCCTTTAGGGAATCCAAGCCTAGTTCCCCAAGCAGCGAGGCTGTGACCACCATCCAAGTCAGGATGAAAGAGACGTGAAAGTACCAGTGTGTCCACAATTCTGTGCTGAGGTATGCGTATACCCCATAGCCTGTACAACACAGGAAACATCGTAGCCAATAAGATTATGACCACATACCTGTCCACCTTTTGCCAGTTCATCCATCAAACTCCGTCTAGATAAGTGGGTCAAGTGAGCTTCGTTCGATCTCTTTGTAACCACGCAGTGTACTTTCGTAGGGTTCAGGCCGTCTGCCTCTATGTCTAAGAACACAGTATTCGTAGTAGGAGAGATCAAGTTGTTGTCTTTCTGAAAGTTCATAGCCATTCGTCCTCATCTCCTTGTTCTGTTCCTGTGTCATAATCCAACGTCCCATGTTCGACATCTCGTATCTCCTCTAGATCACTAAGGGTAGCATAGTCCATGTTACCTACTGTTATCAAGTCATCATCAGCAAGGTAACGACTACACTCATTACACATATCCACGAACTCACCACTACTACTAAACTTTTTGGTTAGTTCGTAGTCTGTCATTATCTTATCGCAAGCAACGCATCTCATTCAAATACCTCAGTGAGCCTCCCCGTATCCTTGTTGTACATCAGCGCAGTGGCTGGCCCTGTCATACCGCTGAATCTGTTCTTCAGCACACGCACGTTGGTGGTGTTACGTACCATAGGATCTTCTGCTTGTGCGTTACGTTCTAATCCTAACACGATGTCACTGAGTTGTGCAATGGCTGCTGACCCACGTAGCTGACCAAGGCTAGTGTATGCACCGTCTTCATGTCCCTTGCCTTCAGGTCTACGTAGGTGTGACACGATGAACATACACACACGCATCTCCTGACAGAACATACGTAGCTTGGTCATGATCTCATCGATAGCCTTACGTTCATCACCGTTCTCCTGATCTGATACCAAGATACTGATGTGGTCAAGCACAATGTACTTCACACCCAGTACCTTGATCTGGTAACGGAACCTAGCCAACACGTTCTCTATCTTATTGGAACCAAACGTATCCCATAGTACAACACGATCATCAAGATCCATGCTGTCAAACACTTGGTCTACTTCAGATGGTGAGTAGTCACATCCCGGTAGGTGTATAGGCTTGTTGATCTGCAGTCCTACCAGACCACGAGCAGTACGATCAGGTGTCTCCTCAAGGAAGGCTAGTCCTACCCTGTCGTTGGTCTGTCCTAGTATGGAGAACACTAGCTCACGCATGAACGTAGACTTACCCAGACCGGAGCCAGCACAGATGGTGACTAGCTCAGTAGGACGTACACCAAACGTCATGTCATCCAATCCCTTGTATGGGTATCGTACCTCTGCCTCCTCCAACGGCTTCTTCAGTGCCTCACGTAGAGAACCCAGCATCACCATGCCATCAGGTGTGTACGTCTTAGCAGCCCACCATCGCTTGATGAACTCATCCTTGTCACCGTTCAACAGGTAGTCACACGCATCCTTGTGCTCACCATGATGATAGATCCTAGACTTACCACCAAAGATGTCAGCACATTCTAGAGCAGCAGACCTGCCATGATCGTCGTTGTCAAAGCAAAAGATAATATGATCGTACTGGTCGAGAAAGTCATATGCCCTGCGACAATCAGCAGCAGCACCTTGGGCACCATTACGAATAGAAACAACAGGATACTTGCCACCAAACATTTGATAGGATGCCAGTGCATCGAACTCTCCCTCCACTACGGTTATGTATTGACCACCACTGGGGAATAGATGCTGACCGTACAACCCAGCCTTCTTCCAATCCCCACTGATCTTGAACTGCTTGTCTGGATACCTAGTCTTCACTGCCACTAGCTCACCAACAGGATCATGATAACCAAACAGAATGTTACCTGCCTTCTGTTGTGCTGAGTATGCAGACATGGTGGTAGCAGTTAGACCCCTATCCTGATAGCCTCTGTATGGCTCTGTAAAGGACGATCTATCGAACCCTGCCGCTGGTACTACTCGTTCCTTAATGTTGCTCACAGAGCCTCCTGTAGCTTCTGGTGAGGGGGTAAACTTAGCACATGCAAAGCAGTAACTAGATCCATCCTCATTGTAAGACAGTGCGTCACTAGAACCACAGTCATCACACTGCTGGTGCAGTTTAACAAACGACATCAGTGTACTACCTCCTCATCGCCAAACAGTTCATGGTATTTAGCCCTGACTTCTTCCTCGGTAAGCTGACTCTTCAGAAACTCACGCTGTAACTTGATGTATATCTGTACCACCTCAACCACCGTGATGTTCTGAAACTCAAACTCAACTAGCTCTTCAATCATCTGATCGTTAGTCATACTATATAGTTCCTATGTATTAGTAATAGTATTAGTAATAATATTAATACTTAGTTATCTATATAGTTTAGTTTACCACACTAAACTACACAGTGCACGTTATTTTCTCGGTACTTTTTCACCGTAATTTAATTCGACAGGTGCTTCAAGTAGGCAAAGGAAATCCCTCAGCCTACCTGAACGACGTAGTTTTCTCAACGCCTGTGCCTCTATTATGCGAACTTTTACTACTGATATACCAAGAACTTCGCCTATCTCCTTGTAAGTCATACCATTTTTCACGTTAGAACCTCATCATCGATCTGTCTTTAAGCTTGACTAGCTTACCATTCTTACCACAGTACAGGTCAATAAAGAACGCTGTCTTCATAGCCTTCTTACTGGGGAACACCATGTATTCAATACCGTTCTCTGCTTTGAAGTCACGTAACCTCTGCACCTTACGGTACACAGCAGGCCATCCCAGCTTATCAACTGGTTTGATGTAGTAACTCATATCTCATACCCTCCGAACACTTCACTAAGTCTGTGGTACACCCTGTCGCACCACTCGTTGCTGCTGTAATCAGAGATCACAACCATAGGCTCACCCTCTGATCCGTTGTTGTATATCAACAAGAAGAAACCAAGGTAACTACCTTCCTTATCAAACGCTTCAAGCTGATCCATGTCAGTCTGCGCTAAGTTCTTCAGGATGTTGTCCTTGCTGTTACACCCCTGCACAGAGAACTCCTCGCCGTCCCACACCGACACTCTACCATCATCACGTAGGCACATGTCAATTAACAACTGTAAGACAGGACGTTCACAAGGTGCTGCATACTTAGGTAAGTCTGTATCAAATTGTACAATAGTCATACGTCATCTCCATGATCACTGTGGTGGTAGTCTGCATTACTTATCTCATCAGAAATAAGATCGAATATATAACTAGAGTTGACCCAACTAGTGATATCAACTCCGCGTGTTTTAACTGATACCAGTTCAACTAACTCCTCCTCATCACCATACATAATATACTCAATGGTTGCGTAGATAGACATCCACTCGCAGTCTAACTCCACATCCATTACCTGATTACCATACATACTAGCTGTCCCCATAACCTGCATCCTCCTGCTTAATCTGCTCCTGATCCTTGATTACAGTATGGTTGAGAGCTAACAAGTCGTCAACCCTCTGCTTCAACTCAGCAATCTGATTATCCTTGGCAGTCTCGTTACGTGTACGTATACCATTACCCAACTCGTACACATCCTTGACCAGCGCCAGTGCAGTCTCCACTGTCAGTACGCTCGACACCATATTATAGAATGCATCAGGCTCTTCAAGCAGGTGCTCTACGATGTCACCTTCACTGTAACCCCACCGCTCCATCAGTTCCAGAGCATCGTTAATGTTATCAGGCTCCATGTAATCCATGATGTCACTGTCGTAATCATTCAGATCAATCTCTGTGCTTATCTCAATGTAACTATTTCTCCAACCCATGATACTTCTCCTTAAATGCATTTAAGATTAATGATGTGTGTAACTTACATTTGGTACTGCTTTATCCCAACACGCTCGACACTCACCACACTTGTTGTCCTGCTTAGGTGCTGGGCATACGAACGAGTCAGTAGGGATTCTATCTTTGTGCACTGTCGATGTCAAATCAAACCTCTTCGGTGGTGTACCATCAATCATTGCAGCAGACACACGCACGATGAGGTTGTCCGGTACGTCACCACTGTACTGTGCTACGTACTTAGCCTCACGAGTAGGCAACCAGTGCTTAGTCTCAGGTGTACGCCTTGCTACCTCCACGATGTTAGCTAAGTGCTCGACACCTTGGATGTCACCTGAGTCGTGCCACCTAAAGTACTCTGCTTTGTTGATGCCTATCACCATGTTATCCACCCAATCAGGATGAGAAAGAGCATCAAACCTACGGCGTAAAGCCTTCTGAACATTAGGAAAAACATACATACCCTTGCAGGCATAGCAGTCCTCACATGTAGAGCCCACCACTTCCCTCAGTACAGATCCGGTGTGACACTCCTCCGCTGGTATTGAGTATGCTTTGCATGGCATCTTACTTGGATTAGAAAAACCACCCACTGCATCTCTTGCGTCAGTTAGTTTACTCATAACATCTCCTTTAACTCCTTCTTAATACGCCTCGCATCATCACCACGCCACGAGGCAGCGTTGGATAGGAAGTAAAGCACCACACTCCTACCACTGTCAAGGTAATAGTCATCGTTAATGGTAGTCAGGTACTGCATGGCCTCAAGGTATGGCTGTGCATACGGTGATACCTTTGACCACGTTGCATTAACGTCACGTGCTATCTCATGAATAGGTCTGCTCATCACTTAGTCCTCCTCGCATTTCTTAAATGCATTTAAGTTTTGATATAGCTGGACGTTATCACCCCAGCCAGTACATATTATCTCATGGCATAACATGCTAGTCAAGCTGAGAGGCTCTGAATGGCGCTGTGAGCTACGATAACAAAAGGAAGGGTAGGGTACAGGGTACTGGTATAACGTCGCTGAGAGAGCGTTAGAGAGCTTTTGACAGGCAAAAAAAAGCCCCACCATATAGGCAGGGCTTCGGAGTGCTGATGTTACTGTGACAGTTCAGCGTATGCAATCAGCAGGAAACAAGCTATCAGTATCAGGCCGAGGGTGTCGTTCACTTGTCTTTGCCTGTCATTTCCATGTAGAGGTTCTCGATAAATACCTGTATGTCGGAATTGGTCAGCCCGTATTGATCCGAGTGCCCAAGCTTTACGCAATCTTTCCACCAGTTACGGGCATTGTCGGAGGCATCCTTAACAGTCGGTTCGCCCTCGCCAGCGCTGTCAGATACCTTTGGTGCGGCGGGTATGCGGAGTGCCTTTGCGAGCGAGTCGATACCCTTCGCGCCCTTGTCGATCTGTTTTTGTACTACCTTTTGACCGGCGGCGGGTGTCTTAACTTTGTGATAGTCGGACATCGCTTTGTCCAGACCAGTAGCAACCTTCAGGATACAGCGCACCATGCTGGTTTGTGAGTCTTTAGAGCCGGTGCTACCGCTCAGTGTCTCTTTGTAACCGTTGCAGTAGTCCTTCATATCCTGCGCGGTATGGATCGCTTGTGCATCTTTTAACAGTCGGTTAACGATGGTCAGCGATGTCTCGGTCTGCCACGTGCCAAACTGTCGGCCAGCAAGGAAAGGCGCGGATGTGTTGGATTGTATGTTTTCAGATTTCATATCAATTTACCTATAACAACAGTGCGATGTAGCACCATGTCAACAGTGTGAATGAGGGGTTTTCAAATGTCAATAGATAAAGACAAATAAAACTTAAATGCATTTAAGCTTTTATAGGCTCTGAGTGTTCCTGTATCGCTCTCTGTTGGCCGTTAGCGTTGGGCTATATGTGGACCTTCCTTGCCCCACATCTTCGCTGATTTGCTCAGACCTACACAGATCAGGCACCGGGGGAGGGATTTTGCAACTCTACGCGCGTGTGGTCCTGCTCAGACACAAAAAAGAGTCAAATTAGGTCATAGTAATTCTAGTAAATTGTCCTTATTTATTAAAAAGTTAGTACTCACTAACTAGTATTGTGTAATCTGCAC